CACAAGGTGTCTCGTATGCCAAGGCCATGCTGCGGTTTGCTGATGGCAAGGCCCTGAACACCGATTCTGATCAATACCCTCTGTACATTCAGGCGGCCAACAAGTACGGCCTTGACAAGAAGCCCTCGAAGGAACGTATCGCGTGGGTCGAATCCAACCGAAAGGTGATTCAGGACATTGCTTGTGACCCATGGTCCAACCGAATGTGGCTTGAAGCAGACGAGCCGTTCGCCTTCGTGGCAGCATGTCGTGAACTGAACGGGCTGTGGAAGACGGGCAAGGGCTTTGTCAGCAGCCTGCCCATCGCCATGGACGCCACGACTCAGGGCCTCCAGATCTACTCGATGCTGCTGCGTGATCCTGTGGCTGCCCGTGCAACCAACGTGCTGCCTTCAGAGGCGCCGTCCGACCCATACCAGTTCGTTGCTGACAAGGTGATCGAACGCCTCAAGGCATCAGACGATCCCATGGCTCCTCAGTTGCTGCGTCTGGGGATCGACCGAACCACAACCAAGCGCCAGACCATGACCCTGCCTTACGGGTTGACGTTGCATTCCTGCATCGGCTACACCCGTGAGTGGTTGGAGGATAAGGTTCGCAAGGTTGGAGGAAGCCCCTTCGGCCTTGAAACCTACAAGCCAGTGGCTTTCTTGGGCAAGATCATCTGGGAATCCATTGGTGATGTTGTCGGCTCCGCCCAGCGTGGCATGAACTTCATCCGTGCCTGCATGGCCGCACTGATCGACAACGATGTCACGCCATTCTGGATGACTCCCATCGGGTTCCCTGTCCGGATGCGCTACGAGAACTACGATGTGATCACCGTTTCGACGCGCATCGGAGCCAAGGCCAAGGTCCTGAGCCTTCGTCAGGAGAATGGCGTCCAGTCGAAGCGCAAGGCGCTGAATGGCGGCCCCGCCAACTACATTCACTCTCTTGACGGCTTTGGTGGGCTATTGGGACACACGGTCAATCTGTGTGCAGCCAACGGAATCAACCACCTTGGCTCTGTGCATGACCAGATTCTGAGCCTGTCTGGCGATTATATGAAGGTGTCTTCCTGCGTCCGTGCAGCCACAGTTGACCTTTTCTCGCGGGATCTGCTCAATGAGTTCCGGCAGATGGTGTTGACAAGCCTGCCTTCTTCTGTTACAATACCTTCTGTTCCAGAGTACGGTTCTCTGGACGTTTCACAGGTACAGGACTCTGACTACTACTTCAACTGAGTCTAGAGTCTAGACAGGAGAACTCACATGAGTGCCACTGCCAAGAAGAAGTTCGTTCGCATCACCAGCCCCGAAGGCACCGCGATCTACCCCCGCCTGACCACCCCGGACACCAAGTTCGACAAGGACGGTGTGTACAGTGTGGATCTGGAGATGGACCCCAGCAACAAGCCTGCTGCTGATTTCATCGCCTCCCTCCGCAAGGCTGCCGACGAAGCCTACAAGGCAACGTGCGATAGCAAGGGCGGCAAGAAGTTGAAGCGGGCTGATCTCCCGATCAAGGAGACGGATGAGGGCAAGGTCCGCATCAAGTTCAAGTTGAAGGCCAAGGCTGGAAACGAAGAGAAGTCGTGGGAGCAGAAGCCCGTGCTGTTCGACGCTTCAGGCATGGCGATCCAGACTCCCCCGAATGTGGGCTCCGGCTCTCGCATCAAGGTGGCCTTCGAGGTCGTTCCCTTCTTCACGGCCATGGTCGGCGCGGGCGTCAGCCTTCGTCTCAAGGCGGTGCAGATCATCGACCTGAAGGAGTACGTCCCCGGCGACAACTTCGATGCCTATGGGTTCAAGGCTGATCCCAACGGCTTCCGCGCCAAGCCTGCGACCGAGGCGACCACGGACACCGACGAAGATTCTTCGGACTTCTGATGAAGATCGTCGTGTGGGTTGACCCAACGCCTGCCAGCCGACCCCGCATCTCGCGGCGTGGGTTTGCATACTACGGGAAGACCTACGAGCGGTTCCGTCGAGAGTCAAAGGCAGCCCTTGCGGCCATGAAAAAGCCCAAGGGCTGCCCCCTCTCGGGGCCTCTCCTAGTAAAGGTTGCTTTCTTTTGCCGCTCGCCTAAGAAGCCATCGAATGTTTGGCCCGTAGGCGATATCGACAACCACATCAAGTCGATCCTCGATTCGCTCAATGGATGGGCGTGGGAGGACGATGTCCAGATCATGCGGATCGAGGCTACCAAGCAGTACAGCCGCGAGCCGCGCATAGAGATTGAATGGGAAGAACACCGTGAAGGACCACAAAGAATCGGAGTTCGTTCAGCATGAGCCTTGCCCGAACTGCGGGAGCAAGGACAACCTCGCACGTTATACGGATGGACATGGGTACTGCTTCGGCTGCAAGTACTACGAGGTCGGGCAGGGTGAGCCGCTTCCGGAGACCAAGGTCCGCACGGGCCTGATCCCGGTCCAGTTCTCGCCACTCAAGAAGCGCAACATCTCAGAGGACACTTGCCGTTTCTGGGGCTACGGCTTGGGCGAGTTCAACGGACAGCCCGTTCATGTCGCCCAGTATGTGCGTGAAGGCGAAGTCGTGGCTCAGAAGTTGAGGTTCCCCTCCAAGGACTTCATTTCCTTGGGCGACACCAAGTCGATGCCACTGTACGGGATGCACCTGTGGCGTGATGGTGGGCGCATGGTCACCGTGACTGAGGGCGAGATTGATGCCCTGACCATCAGCCAACTGTTCGGCAACAAGTGGCCTGTCGTGTCTGTTCCCTCGGGGGCTGCGGGTGCGCTCAAGGCATTCCAGAACAACCTCGAATGGCTTGAGAAGTTCGACGCCGTCGTGATCATGTTCGATGATGATGAGCCCGGTCGGGCAGCAGCCAAGGAGTGCGCCATGCTGCTGACTCCCGGCAAGGCCAAGATCGGAACCATTCCGAACTACAAGGATGCCAACGAAGCCCATGTTGCGGGCGAAGGAAAGAAGGTCATCGATGCGGTCTATGGTGCAAAGGCTTACAGACCTGATGGAGTGGTTCTTGGATCGGATCTTTGGGACACAGTCAACGAAGACGATTCCAATGATTCGACCTCGTATCCATGGTCGGCCCTCAACGAGAAGTTGCTGGGAATCCGAAAGGGAGAACTTGTTGTTCTTACATCGGGCACGGGTATTGGCAAGTCTTCTGTGTGCCGAGAAATGGTGTGTCACCTCATCCGGTCAGGTAAAAAGGTCGGACTGCTTATGTTGGAAGAATCGGTCAAGAGGACGGGCCGAAACCTCATGGGCATCCACCTCAACACACCGCCCTACTTTTGGGAAGATCGTGGAATCAGCGGCGACCAGAAGCGAGAAGCGTTCGATGCGACCGTGGCGAAGGTGGTTCTTTTCGACCACTTCGGCTCGGTAGATCCTGAGAATCTTCTGGCTCGAACTCGGTACATGATCAAGTCGTGCGGGTGCGACTACATCTTTCTCGATCACCTGTCCATCGTTGTGTCTGGACTTGGCGACGGAGACGAGAGGCGGCTCATCGATAACGCCATGACCTCCCTGCGCTCACTCGTTGAGGAGACACAGGCGGCCATGTTCGTGGTGTCCCACCTCCGCAGGCCGGATGGAGACCGTGGGCATGAGGAAGGTGCGACCACCTCGTTGGCCCAACTCCGGGGCTCGCACTCCATTGCCCAGTTGGCCGATGCAGTGATCGGGCTGGAGCGGAATCAACAGGGCGAGAATCCCAATGAACTGGTGTTGCGCGTATTGAAGAACCGTTTCACGGGCGACACGGGTGTTGCCGGAATGCTGCGGTACTTCAAGGAAACCGGACGCTTGTCCGAAATCGAAATGGAGATGAACGATGAAATCTGACATTGTGAACCGCTTGCGGACGAACCGCGAGTGCCTTGCCCCGTGCCTGATGGACGAAGCCGCCGATGAGATTGTGCGCCTTGAGCGCGTCGTGCTAGACCTGATTGCCGAGCGCGACGAGGCGAGGCAAAGACTGTGCGACATCGTGGTACTGGTTGAGGCCGAACAAGATCAACGAACATCCAAGAAGCACGGGCATGACATTTCAATGCTCACGGCTGTCAAGGTTGTAACGACCTTTGTGATGACCCCCGCATTCGTTGAGGACTTGTATCGCTCTAACGAGCAGTACGCGCATATCGGCAGTGTTGTCGCGCAGACACTCAAAAATGCGGTAGCGCAAAAGCAGGGAACTGACATCCGCAGTATTGCCATTGTGCGACCGATGGTTGCAAGGAGTTTTGCATGAACCCAACCGCAGACTGGCTACGATTCACAATAGGTCAGATTCGCAATGAGATTGACTGCCGTATCGAACATGGGGCGGACAGCAACGGACACTTGGAGGCGATCCGTGACATGATCGACCAAAAGTTGTATGCGGACGAAGCAATGAACAGGCTTGCCAAACTTGACGAGGAGTGTGGACTATGAGCGGCGAATGCAACATCTGCAACAATCACGGATGCGTGGAAACCAACCATGAGGTTGTGCTGTTGGAGTACATGGGTGATGATGATTCCATCGTCAATGCTGCCCGCGTCTCCTTCGATAAGGACGCCTGTGAGTACACCCAAGAGCAAAACTGTTCGCTCTTGGACTTCTTGGCGAGACATAACCATTGGTCTCCGTTTGCTCATACTTGCCTGAAGTTCCGCATCAAGGCTCCGATCTTCGTTGCTCGCCAACTGGCAAAGCATCAGGTCGGGCTGGTGTGGAACGAAGTCAGTCGCCGCTACGTCAAGACAGGCATTGACTTCTGGAAGCCCGGAGCCTTTCGGAAGGCTGCTCCCAACGTCAAGCAAGGCAGCAGTGAGGAACTGTTGACTAATGAGCGGCTCGTTCAGGACTACGCATATGCCTGCGAACTCGCCAAGCGGATGTACGAGAACCTTCTCAGGGAAGGCGTATGTCCGGAACAGGCAAGAGCGGTGCTGCCACTTGGTATGTACACCGAATGGATTTGGACTGGATCACTGCTGGCTTTCCATCGGGTAGTCACGCAGCGTTCACATGGCACCGCTCAGAAGGAGACTCAGGAGATCGCTTCGCATATTGAGAGCGACTGCTGTGATCGCTTCCCAGAGGCTTGGAAAGCCTTGCAGAGGTACGCATGATCACAAGATCCATGAAACGTATTGTGCTGACGATCTTGGAAGCATCGAGAGATGTGACGGATGTCTGGAATCGAAAGCGGAATACGGAACAAAACAGGCAGGACTTCAACAAGGCAATGGCGAGACTCGAACGAGCCGTACTGCGGCTAGATAGGATGAAAGATGCGAACTAGGAAACTGACAGATCAACAGGTCGAAGAGATCCGCCAACTGGTCAAGACCCCCATGAAGAAGGTGGACATTGCTCGCAAGTATGGGATCAGCCCGCAACTACTGTCCACCGTTGTCCGCTACGGATATACGTCGAGGCCCGTGTATCTGCGGAATGTCCCGGCTGGGCAGGAAAACACCAGTTGGGAGGCCCTTGCGCGGGAGTACACGGCCAAGTATCCTGATGACCCTATGGATGCGGCCAAGTTCAAGGCGGCTCACGACATTGCCTTGAAGAAACTACTGATCGAGTGCGAGCGTCGTGGCTGGGAATTGAAGGACCTTGTCTAGACTCTAGACCGAACGAGGAGAACACCATGATCGTTTACTTTGATATCGAAACGAACGCCATCAACGATTGGCTCAACCTGACGGACCTGAAGCATGTCCTGTGCATGGCCGTCAGCGTGGACGGTGAAGAGCCGCAGATTGTGGAACTGGAGGATGGCCT